GTTTATGGAAAACTTGGAACCGATATAGTCGTAGCAGCTAATCAGCTAGGAAAAGCTGCTTCTAGACGAGAGGATAGCTTAGCAGAAGCGGGCAGAGATTTCGGTACGGCTATGAATACTCTGAAGCAACCTTTTGAAGACCTTTTTATGACTAGACTAATGCCTTCTTTGTTGAATCTCACTCAAAGCGAGACGTTCAATCTTGATCACATAGTAGACAAGGTAGAAAAGGTTGCTATTATTGTGGGTGGACTTTTAGATCCAAAACAATTTGCAATTGCTATGGATTATTTAAAGACACAGGTTGCTTTGTTGGGAACAGAATTTAAATTAGCAGCTTTTGGGGATCTTGCATTTTTTGGTCCTGATGTAAAGGCGACTAGAGCAAAAATAGATTCACTTGATAAGACCGCGCACGAAGCAATGGGAAAACTGTTTGATGCTAACGAAGAGCGTTTAGCCGAGTTGGCAAAACAAACAGGCATTCTAGAAAATATAGATGAAGGAATTAACAAATCTGATATTGATACTGCTGGAGCAGGGTATCTAAACATGAGTCAGAGATTGATAACAGATCAAATTATGAGTGTTTTAGATCCTACAGGAGGAGGGGATCCTAACGCTGAGGTAGTATTTCATCTAAAAATAATGCAGGAAGCTTTATTAAAAGATAAACAAGGAACTAGCGCAGCAGTTAAGTTTGGAGACTAATTATGAGCAGCAATAGACACATAGTAGACAGAGCATTACCGAGCCGATCTATGCTAAAATTTTACTTCCCTACTCCGGGGGAGAGTAAGATTGTAGTAGACCTACCCTTCTTCCAAAACATAAAGATTTCTGAAAGCAAACGTGCTCGATACGATACGCACTCTTTACTTTCTAGAAGCAGTAACCTGTATACTTATCTGGGAGCAGAATCAAGGAGGTTTAAACTGGATTTCTCTATGTCTTTACCTCATATGGAGGAGGAGCATCCTGGATTGAATTTCGATCAGTATATCAATGCTCCTGTAGTGGGTAAGAATACAGAAGAGGAGAAGCGTAGATTCTTTGAGCCCAGTATACCTCCTACTAGCCGTAAGGGTACAGCATTCAAGCACGGCTTAGATTACACCGCCAACCTAGCCCGTGAGTCTGCGCGTCAGGTAGTACAATCTGATTGGTTCAAGAATAGTATTCCTCCTGAAGACCGCCAAGTATTTTACAGCACTTATAATTTAGAAGATCAGGAAGATCGAAGTGGCCCTGATATTGTATCACCTCTCAAATCCGCTGTAGGAGACTTTCTTCCTATTCCATCCTCTGACCTATCCCAAGCCCTCCAATTCTCTTACAACGTAGATGAGCGCACTATGAAGCGTCTCAAGACTGTAGACATGATTGTGTATTGGGTAAACATTGTTAGAGCCTCTATGTTGAATAATGCTTTAGACACTTCCCTTGGACCTCCTATTATCCGTATACGTCACGGTGTCATGTATCAGGATGTGGCTTGTATTTGTACCGACTACAGCATAAAACACGATGAGAGTGCTGGGCACGACATCCGCACATTACTTCCTCGTATGTTGAACGTAAGCATGACTTTAGAAGAAGTTCGAGCAGGAGACTTCGGTGAGTTCGATCCTAATGATCAAGTAAAAAAAGATAACCTAGCGGGATGGGAGAGCGTCCTAATGACTGATTGGAATAGCACTGACCCAGGATCAGCGAACTTACGATGAACAATTTAGGAAATAATAGAGGCCCATTCAGCCTTAGCTATAATACTGTTAGACACAAAGACAAAACAATATCAACCATAGTAAATGATCCTTTCTTCGACAAAATGGTAGGGAATCTAGAAAATGCTTATGAATATGAGGTGGGGTATGTACCAGCAGGATATGAGAATAGACCAGACCTAATTTCAAATGTGTTTTACGGTACACCTATTAATTGGTGGTTACTAATGTTGGTAAATAATATAACAGACCCTTCAGAAGGGTTTACTCAGAACCAAAGAATACTTATTCCTAAGATATGATTAATACTAGTCATGTGCTTGTTTCTACTAGCTATGGTTCTTTGAGGGATGCTTTGGAGACTGGAGCTAACATAGGCCAGAGTTTAAACATACTTAGAGAAGAAAATACTCTTTTGTTTTCTACGATAGACAACCCTAATTTTGTTTCTTTTGAAGCAGAATTTTTGTCAGGAGGAAGTTCTCAGTATGGCGCTACGTTGGTTTTGCTTGATCCTTTGGGGGAGTTTGAGGAACGGCTACTGAAGGGTAGACTTCTTGATAAGTATAATAATTGGGAAGCGATAAAGGATACTCCTGATACCGAAGACGCGGCTAGTAAACAGGACTCCAAACAAGCATTATCTGATTTAGAGAATCCCGTGCTAACGCCGTTGGATCCAGGAGACGGGCATTGGTTGTATATTGTATTTGGTACTGGTTCTAATACAGAGCAGTGGAGTTCCATTTATAGATTTGTTATAGATACTGCCTTTATAGACTTCTCTAGTGGAAGAAAGATTATTTTGGGACTGAAGGCATCTAATGCTATAAGCAAAGACGAGGAGGAACAAGTAGAGAAGATGGAACCTTCTCTAGGTATCACCTACGAAAGTAAAGGAAGATCAAAGGCTTTCAATTTTTCTGACTCAAAGAAACCTGTTTACTCTTATACTACTAATATTCAAGGTTTTACTGGAGAAGAACCAATAGAGTTTCACGGTATAGTTTGTGATGTTGTAAGAGAGTTAGCCCGTGTAGCCTTCCGTAATGAAAATGTTATAGTGTTGTTGCCTGATATAGATAAGTACTGCTCTAACTTTATAGAACAAAGAAAGAAAGAGTACTTTTCTATTGCAAATTCTAGCAAAACTCCTATAGGATCAAAATCAAAACAAAAGGCACCTAAGTTCTCAACAGACGCAATAAGTGACAATCTTGGTTTTATTTATGATGTATTGGAGAAGTTCAATATTAGTATTACCAAGAGTACAGGCAGGTCTTTATCTTTAGAAGAAAGAGCAAAGGTTATTCCTACGGCTGCTGTTAATGTTTTTGCTGAGGCGGAACAGTTCTCTAATGCGGAAGACAGGTACGCAGGGTTCTTTGAGCAAATATACAAGGCTGAGGCTAGAACAGAAACCACCAAAGGTACGACTCCTCCTGCGTTCAAATTACTTCAAGCTATTTACAGTGGGCTTAGAAGTAATGCAAATGTTACCAGCGAAGGAAGGCGTTTAGTAGCGTATACTGAGTCTGATGTGGATGTTTGCAATATTTTCAGGAGGTTTAATAGGTTTTATCCATTGCTTAAGGGTATTACTTACCCTGGGCCTATAAGTATAGTTGGTGATGAGGAGTTGATTAGAGAGTTTTTGTATGCTCAAGATAATCCTATAGACTCAGACTTGTTGCATCTTCAGGATAGGAAATGTACTGAACAGTTTTATTCGTTTATGAGAGACTTAAAAACTACTAATTTTAGTACTCCAAAATCTGATCCTGGTTGGCGAGGGTTATATGATTTTCCTAAAGAGTATGTTGAAAAAATACCGGAGTTAGCAGGAGAAGCAAAAAAAGAAAATATACCTGTGTTCAAATATGGAACGGACAAGCCCAACACTATTAGTATGAATTACACTGATCGTAACTTCTTACTTGCCTCTATGGCCTCTACTTACTCAAAGATAGTAGGTGGAATAAATAGTGCTGTAGCTCAAGGATCTTTGCCTGTTGGATTCAGCAGCTTCCCAGCAGAAACAAAAGCCAGACTAGATTATTTAGATAAAACAAAAAAGAACAAAGAGAGCCAAATAGAAAGATTTGATGATCTAATAAAAAAAGAAAAGTTTGCTAAGACTGCGCTAAACTCTTTTTTTGGAACTAACTTAGAAACAGAAAAACCAAGTGATCAATTTCTTGCTGCTAAGGAGTTTGCTGTAAGGTCCGCAGACAGAGAAATTTACGCCCCTATAGCCCAGATACAACAAGAGTCTCCCAACTTGCCTGTAGATATTCAGGGTGCTATTGCTAGGGATATGAACAATAAGATAAACCAAGTCAATATAGAGACCCTTCCTTTCTTCCATATTTTCGGACAAAAGGATGTAGGCACCAAATGTATATTGTTTTCTCAAGCTCCTGCATACGTAGGAGTGAAAGGAGGAGATTCTTTACGTTTAGGAAAACTTACTTCTGGTACTTATCGGATATTTGGACAAAAGCACACTATTACTCCTACCTCAGCAAAGTCTTCGTTTACGTTAATAAATGAGAGAAATATTATTCCTAAAAACACATTACTTGAAGAAGCTAAAAAAGGAAAAACAGACTCTAACTCGGAATTAAATATTCAAAAAAACGAACCTTATCAAAAGAAAAAGTACCCAGAGTATGTTCCTAGGATATGGGAACCTTTGGTTATCTCTAAGGATCCGGGCCAAGTAGTAGAGGATGAACATCGTCTACGTGGTACTGGTACGACAAGCGAACAAGTAATAAATAGATGGGAAGGTTCGTATGGAGGTGGGGGACCAGGGAGTGCCCTAGACCCAACCTCTGAGGCGTATAAGCAAGCAGCAGAAGATACCAGAGAGCGCCTCGCCGCTGAGGAGTATGATAAAAAACTCTTTCAGTACTTTGAAGATAAGTATGGACCTCTTCTGGCTAATGAAAAATACCTTGAATACCTAGATAACCCAAATAGAACTACCCTAGACTTATAATGAATACAGACAGCATCATAGACATAAGGACCGCTATAGTAGTAGACACTACTGATCCAAGTAGATCAGGATGTGTGTGGGCTCATATTGAAGGCTTTACCGCTGAATCCACACTTATTCAATACACTTCTCCTTTTGGAACTAATGGTCAAGGAGGTATGGTAGCAATACCTACCTCAGGCACTAAGATTATTGTGTGCTCTCCTATGGGTACATCTAAGTGGTTCTACATGAGTACGTGCTTTGAGTCAGAACCAAACCAAGCTGAGGGAGGAAAGATTAGCGATACTGAAATTTCTCCTGTAGAGCGTGCTAAGCCAGACCTTTATTCTGCTAGAGGTATTGCTCAAGGAATGCAAGTAAAAGGACAGCGCGGTGGAGGTCTTGAGATCAACGAGTCTTATGCTCCTGAGGGTAACGTCAAAGGATTCAATGTATCTACTAGAGTAAAATCTCCTAAGGGAAAAAAGGTAACTTTATCTGACAACCCTCATACAGATGCTATTAGTCTTGAGACTCCTGGAGTAACCTTGAAGATTACTGACAACCCTAAGTCTGGAGTTTCTTCTCCGAATGCCTTTGATTTGCGTACAGAGGGGCCTACATCTCTAAAATGCAGGTCTGAGATGGATCTTGTTGTTGGTGTTGATGGAAGAGAAGTAAACATCTTGAATACTGCTCAAGGAGCCACTTGGGGAGATACAATCAACCAAGGCAATATCAATGTCCAGTCTAAGCACAAGGACGTAAACGTGTTTTCTAAAGGGGTTACAGGGCGCATCTTTATAGAGACCATTAACGAGGAAGGACAGCAGCAACTAATTCAGCTTCAGACCCGTGGTCCTGACAGCAACATTGTAATAAAGGCTACAGGAAAAGTTATGATTGACGCCGATCAAGGACTAGAGCTAAACTCTCAATCAGATATAAACATTACTTCTGGATCTAATGTAAACATTCGAGCAGCAGGAACGATAAATAATAAGACTGGAGGAAACTTCAACGTGGATGCTTCAGAGGTACACCTAGCGGAACCAGCATCAGTACCTTCTGCTAATACATCATTAGCGCAGGAAAGTACCTACGGTTCCGCTGGAATAACTAAATATAAGTAATATGGGATTTGATCTAGAAACTTTTAACAGAGTAACAGCACAGTCTGGAGGAACTCTCTTTGAGAATATCGGAATGTCTTTCGGCATTCCTGGATGTCTTGTAGGATTAGGTCAGGCGGCTTTATCTTTACTTCCTGGTTCCATGCTAGGAGAAATAACTAGAAAAGTAAATGATGCCAAAAGTAAGGCTAATGAAGTGACCTCTGAAGTAATGAACTCTATTATGTTTGACACAGGCATAATAGAGTTTGATACAGAAACAGGGACATTTAAGTTTTTATCAGATACTTCAGAAGGAAAAAAAGAGGCTGATGAAAATAGCCTCATGGATGACATTGACGCTTTTATGAGCTTCGCTCAATACGGCGTAGACTTCGCAACTCAAATATACACTAATATTGTTGTGGCTGCTGAACAGGTTCAGGCTTTGCTCGATTGTTTTGGTAAGCTTGGATCAACTAAAAAATTCTCTGTAAGTAACTCAGCTAGACAAAGAGCTAGGCTTTCCCCGGAAGAACAACAGGCTATTTTCGAGGCAGAGTATGGTGCTCAAGTAGTAGCCCTACAGAGTGCTTTGGAGTTTATTGCTGACTGTGATACCACATTACAAAACGTAGGTATTGTAATGAAGCAGCGTGAAGAGGACCCTTCTTTGGAGCCGTGCTTTCCAGATACGGCTGCTGCTAACGAATTCCTAGAGGGAAGTAGGCTACCTCAATGTACTCCTCAAGATCCTACCTTAGAGGTCGAAGACGAAGAGGAGATATTCAGACTTACCTATGGGCCTCCCCTAACGTCAGACGGTCAATACGTGCTTACTGATGATGGTCTGTATTACGATTCCCGTTCGGGAGGATTAGACCCAGTATACCTAGCAATTTCAGGCACAGTGCCCGTAGGAGATCGTTGGAAGTACGAATACGATGCCAACCTAGGGGGAAAAGGCTCTTCTGTAAGTATTGAGTCATTGAACAAGTTTGCGGATAACATATTTGACCCTTCCCGTATAGACGATAGTATTGGGATGGAGGAGTACTATAGTAAAGACCCTTTCTTGGCCGTATTACAGCAGCAGCGGGATAAGTTTATGTATGACCTATCCTCTGATTTGGTTAGGTACATAGAGGAGTATACTCAAGACAGTTCTATAGTCAAGAACCAAAAGCAGCTTATTTCCGCTGAGATTACTAACCACAATAGCAAGATCAACAGAAGGAAGAAGCAGATTGAGGTGGCAGTCAAAGCACCTCAAATTTACGGTGGGATGGAATATCCTATATTTGCTCCTGGAAGTATCCCCATTAACGATTTCTCTTATCTTGAGGAGTACAATTTAGAGATAGATTTAGAGAAGCAGAAGGCTTTGGTGTTTGATCAAGGGGAAGTAGAAGGTATTATTCTTCCGCTAGAGACTAAGTTCGTTAGGTCTAGCGAGCGTCCTAAATCCATCACCTACGAGCATCTTCATGTACCTAATGTAGGAAAGGGAAGTATTATCTATACTCCTGAGGATCCTTCAGGAACAGTTCTGTCTCTAACGGACAACATTACTACTGATGGTCTTTTCGCAATTTACAACTTTTTGTCTACAGACGTTGAGTCTCCTTCATCCACTAATTACAGAGTAACCAATTATGCTACAGAGGATATGTACAATAACGCTCAGTTAATAGCGAGTAACAAGTCCGCTACATTTAGTAAAGGCTTGGCTATTCCCTACTTCGAGGGTTTGGTGAAAAAGAGTTCTGGAGATATCAACTCGGTATCTGCTATTGGTTCAGCGGTTAGGTTGCCAGACACAAACGAATTTAGAGACTTATGTTATAATCCTAGTGGTTTTTCGTTCGAGTTCTGGGTACACGTACCCAACATATTTGACGCAGAACTTGGGTGGTTATCTGGAACCGAGGAAGGATGGAATGCCTCTAGTCTAACTAAGTGTGTACTTGCTTGTGAGAATACAGGAAGCAAGGAAGGGTCTCTTCCCCGTGATCGTTTTGGAGAGATTTCAGATTTGGATTACCTTTCTAATGATCAAGGGGATCAGTTTACTAGAGGCATGATTTGCGGATTCACTAGGGATAGACGATTGTCTGGTTCTGGGGTTTTTGGGTACTCTAATAGTAATGTAGATCAAATACCAGCAAGAGGAGTTAGCTTCTTTATAGCTCCTACTCAGTCTAGAGACTCCAGTTCTTTGTCCTGGGTAAACAAAGATGAGTGTGCCAATTCTCCTGATTTTTATAAGATGGAAGTAGATATTGACGAGAACAAACTGTTTTTAGTAGGTAGTCAGTTCATGCATATCAATATTTCAGTTGATCCTTCAGAAGATAAAATTGATATGTTTGTTGATGGGGATCTACTAACTACGTCTTCTGTCTCTAATGTGTTCGGTGTACTTCCTGGAACTCCACCATCCGTACCTTCCTTTATTCATGAGAACTCCTTTGAGTATAGTGATGGCACCGTTGATGGTGTAGCACAAGCTAAAGCAGGGCCCAAACTAAACGAGTTCTTTACTCCTTGGATTATTGGTGGTGGTTATACAGATGGTCAGTATTTAGAAGGTTTCATGGGCGGGGACCGTGGTGGTTACGTTAGTGGTCTTCGTGGACACCTAGGAAGCATCAAGTTTTACTCTAGACCACTAACTACTGAAGAGGTACTCAACAACTACGAAGCTCAACAGGGCTTCTTTAAGAACATAGTAATCTAATGGCAGCAAACCAAGAAGTAAACGTCTACGGAAGCAGTGCCCCTACGTATTTTGTAGAGGGACCTAGGTCAAAAAAACGTGAAGTTTTTGGTTTAGGTTTCCCTTTAGGTAAGGATACTAAGGAAGGAGGGTACTTCAACAAGACTAGCGGTATCAAAATGACCCGTAATTCTGTCAGACAGCTTCTAATGACACAGCGAGGGGAGCGAGTAATGCTTCCTGATTATGGCTGTGACCTTAGAAAATTTCTCTTTGCTCCATTAGATGAAACTACTTTTTCATCAATCAAAGAGGAGATACGTTCGTCGTTCTATAATTATATTGTTGGAGCAAAAATAGTAAAACTTTCTGTATTTCCTACTGGCGATACAGGACCCGCAGGAGGCAACTCCTTACAAATTATTTTAACGCTAAAGCTGGACGCTGAAGACGCTCAACTATTCGATGTAGAGGCAAAGATAGCATGACATTTACAGGAAACATCAAATCAGATTTTATGAAGCTCGCTGGGGTTTCCATAGATAAGAGACCTAATCTAATAGATTATGCAGCTACGGATTACATCTCTTTACGTAATGCTTTACTTGATTATTGTATGGCGGTATACCCTGAAGACTATAAGTATTTTGTAGAGTCTGATCTTGGAATAATGTTTATTGAACTTATTGCCTACATGGGAGCTTCGTTATCTATGAAGGCAGATATGTTAGCTAACGAGAATTTTTTAGCTACAGCTAATCAACGGTCCTCCGTTAGTAAGTTACTACAGCTTATCGGTATTCGTATGAGAGGTCCTATTAGTTCTGCGGCAGACGCTGTTCTGGCTATGGAGGATACCTTTACAGGACAAACGGGAACGGTTACGATAGGGCCTCAGAACCGAGTAATCACTACTACTTCCCCAGAGGATGGAGCGGCACTAACTTATACTTTGTATAAAGTGGTCAATGGGTTAGTGGATGTAGCTAACACTGACGGGGCGATCAACCTAGATTTGGAGCTTGAGACTTCAAACCCTGATACGGAACGCAACGTCTTTGAAAACTTAGTTATTCAAGAAGGAGCTTTAGTTACGGATAGTGGTCAGTTCGCAGCCACGGAAGCAAACAAAAGCATAAGGTTAACTCAGTCGCCTGTAGTAGAGGGGTCTGTCCAAGTTTTTATTGAATCTAATGAAGATAATGCCAATGGTGCTTACACCGAGGTAGATAACATTTACTTTGCTTCTGGTTCCTCTGATAAGATCTTCCAAGTAACTTATGACAATTCTTATGGAGCTACTGTCGTTTTTGGGGATGGATCCGTGGGAGTATCTCCTGATAGTAATGCTGGTTATTTTGTAACGTATCGAATAGGTGGAGGGTCTCGCGGTAACATCGCAAAGGAGTCTTTGAACTACGACATAGTAACCAGCCAAGGTACAGGAACAGTCAACAACCCCTACCCAGCCACAGGAGGACAGAACGCGGAAACGGTGGATCACGCCAGACGATACGCTCCTTTGAAGTTCCGTTCCCAGGATCGCCTAGTTACCCTTGAGGATTACTCAGCGTTTGCTAATACCTTTGTAGGTAACATAGGTTCTTCCGGTAAAGCAACTGCGGTAACTCGTAATGCTTATTCATCAGCTAACGTTATTGATATCTATTTCCTAGAAAAAGCAAACGACTTACAATTACAAAAAGCAACGTCTAATTTCAAGACGGAGCTTTTAGCAGCGATTCAACCAAAAAAGATGGCTACAGATCATGTAGTAATTGTAGACGGGTTGGTACGTACTTTAGATCTTGTGACTACTATCCGTGTTGATAAGGAGCAAGAGCCTAACCAGGAAGTAATTAAAGCAAAGGTAAGAAATAAGATTCTTAGTTTTATGAATGTAGACAACCAAGAGTTCGGTAAAAACGTTTCAGTAGCAGATCTCAACCGAACAATCTTTGAAGTTGACGAAGTTAGGTTTTCTACCCTAGATAACATAGGTCAGGATATTCGTATTGATTTCAACGAGATAGCTCAGGTCAATAACGTAACTATAAATATACAATACTTAGATTGATGGGAAGAAAATACACAAAGCGTAATTTTGGGGAATATTTAGAAGCTTTAGTACCTGAGCTTTACACAGTTGAAGATATCAACCTGAGCGGGTTAGAATTAGATCCTGCTTTAGATATCATAAACCGCCATATATCCTTAGCGGATCAATGCTCTACCTTCTTATCTGTATCTGCTATTTCTGGGGATCCTGAAACGGAACGGCTTGATAGTATTTCTGGTATATCACAGTTCTTTGTGAAGCAGAACGCCCTTACCAAGGTTAGCCCTTTTGACCTTGAGACTAAGATTCTTCTTCCGTTAGGTTTTACGTTAGCTGATTATGGAAGCCGAACAGAATTTATAGAAGCTATCTCTGAGAATATTATGCCTCTGTTGGTCCCTGCTACCCAAACAGATTCTTCAAACCTAGAGAATAATATCTCTACTTTATCGGCCCTTACAGAGTCTACTGACGCTTCTTCGGTACATAACTATTTAGTAGACTCCTTAGGTTGGTTTTATTTCCTAAATACTAGTGCGGATGGAGGGCTAGACTATTCTCCTAGTTCCTATGTATTGAGCGCATTCGGTGATGTGTTTGAAGGTAAGACCCTTGAAACGGTAGATGGCATCAAAGGACTAACTGAGTATCTTTGGCGCAACGTAGCAGCGTCAGGATCTTTCGCACAATTCATACCAGAGGATTATGTGTCTGGAACAGCAGACGCTAATGTAGAAGCCTCCGCAGGGGAAGTAGCTACATATACGTCAGGTATTCAAAAGTTGGATGCCATAAAGACGATGATGGATGTGGTGTACTCACCGCTATACTTAGACAGTACGGACACTAAGGTAAGGGATTCTTTCGACTCCTTTATTGATGCAGGTATAAAGCAAACAGAAAAAGTTGCTTCTGGACCCATGACGAAGTTTCTTCGTATTATGGGATACTCTGTAACGGATATTAGTGATGAGGTAGAGGGTATAGGTCTCCTATACGACATCGAGAATTGCCCAGAGGAGTACCTTCAGTATATCGCACAGCTAATTGGTTGGCGTCTTCGAGGTAACGCTCCTTCAAAGTGGAGGCATCAGTTACGTACTGCGGTTGATCTCTATAAAAAGTCTGGAACGCTTGGAGCTATACAAGCAGCAATCAATACCTTGATCACTGATTCTGTTTTTGATGTATCAGGCAAAGCTTCTGAGTTGTGGGAATCTTACCTGCCTCACTTAGTTTGGTATGCCTTAGGTACTGAGTCTCCTTTGTTTAAAGACCTAACAACGTGGACGGCAGACAAGGCGCTTCTAGGACAGATATACAGCTATAGTTCAAGTAGTGTAGAAGAAAACCTGAAGATAGTAACAGATCAAATCCTTCTAGATCTTTATAAGGCATTCCCCCAGAATTTCCGTTATTGTGAAGAGTTGATGCCTGTGCCTCGCTTCTTTGGTTTAGACAAGCAAGGGTGCGAAGAAGAGGAAGTATACACTTTGGTAGGAGAGCCAGATATGCTACCCTTCCGAGTAATACGTCCAGAGGATGGAGGGTATCAAGCACAACGTAAGGTTGCCATCACTAACGGAGAGGAAGCCGCCTGGGACGCTTCGCTTAGTGAGGGTCCTCTAGGGTATGGAGTGTACTTAAAAGGCTTAGAGCGCACTCCTGGGGAGCGTCCTGAGTATCTGAAGTTCCGTGGAGATCTTACCTTCCTATTCAATTACAGGAATAAAGTAAACTGGCCCCTTCCTCCTTTCGAAGAGATTAAGTACTACCGAGACAGCATTACTTCAGGAGGTATGATAAAGCTTCTTGTTGAGAGGCTGAAGTGCTTCCAGGTAAGGGAGGAGTTTGCCGAGTGGTTAGGTTCTTTTATCACTGAGGCTACTCTCACTGACGATAGCAACTTAGGTAGTTTGAATGAGTGGTTGATGTTTTTCCCGGAACAACAAGAAGCACTAAACTTCAACGATGTAGTACTAAACCCTTCAGATTACCAGAGAAACCTGATAGATCTTTTCAATGGAAAATCCTCTCATCTCTTCATAGACTTCGATGAAACTGATTTTGATTTCTCTAAAACTACGCTTGAAGGAGACGGTAAGTATGCTTTATATGAGGCTGCTCGCATCTCTAGAGAGTTTTCTCCTGCCCACACTATTACTAGAGTCAACCTAAACGCATCAGCAATAGACGACTACGATGCTGATGCGGATATGCGTTCCTTTATAGGGTTGAAAAGCACTGACGGGTATGAGGGGTATGCTTCTGGGGCTGTCCTATCTAACTTTGAAAGTAGTGGTGTTGCGGGAACAAGTACTTTTGGGCGTGATGATGTAGATAATATCTATGATTCTTATCTCTCTTCTACGACGGTATTTGAACCTCTACCGGAAACACCCGCTAGTTATAACCCTAACAACTTTATTGTTGCTCATGATTATGTAAATACTGCTAAGGAGGATTTTGAGAGTTTCCATCTAGAAAAAAGGGCAAATAGAGATGGAAGGGTTAATATTTACGGTAAGGATTTTATGTATAGTCGTAACTATCTTAACCAGAGAAATAATAGACACATAGAAGACGATGAGTTTGTTGTAGAAAATGATTCTCAGGGAAGCCCATCAGGGATTGTATTTGGTCCGTTTGATTTTGAAATAGCCATAGGGCAAGATGCACCACTGTTTAGAAAAAATGGTAATAGACCTAATGGTCAAGTAGATTCTTGGGGGTTTTCTAGGTTAGGTATAAAATATACTTTCCAGAACCAGGCTAGTTATGATTATTTCTTAGACTATAACCCCAGATACAACTTTAGATATAACCCAGACATTTATGAGGATGCGTTTAATCTCTCAGGATTCGACTGGATATGGCCTAGTAATGGTTATTACGCACCTATGAGAGGAACTCGTACACTTGATCAGCCTAATCTGACAATGTATTTTATGCCTCCTGGAAGGAGCCAGGCCGATTTTCAAGAGATAGTAAATATGTTCGTTGGTTTCTCAAGTCAGGACCCAGAAGATCGTTACGGTATCAGGTGGGGTTTAGAGTATTCTAGGTATGACTATCCTTTTGGTTTTAGACAAGGGCCTGGACCTTGGGATCCTAGGTGTAATGATCCTGACAGGGGAGGTTTCCAAATGATAGGTCAAAATTTTACAGGGGCTGGAAACCCGTTTCATATTGATTTAGATCCTTCAGGCGCTTGGGATCCAGGACGGGCCGTAAACAATATTCCTTCCTGGTTTACAGCCGCAGGATTTGAGCTTGTTCCCAATTCTCGCTTTGCAGGTACTGGAGCAGATCTGGTTAAAAGGGATAGATCCCTATCGTTCTGGACTACTGCCGCCGATGGAAGGTGGATTGTAAACAGAGGCATAGATGTTGAGGTTGAAGCTGTGTATGGGTTGGACGCTGTGAGTTCTACTCTTTCCCCCGTTCCTGCTATCCTGGCAATTGAGCCTGGGGCTATGGTTGATGTTAATTGTGCTATATCAGGAGTCGATGAGGTTGGCCGTATAGCAGAACAAGCTTGGTATTTGCAGCGTGAATACAATGCTACTGATAGGTATTTTTTCGATTGCGACTACTCTAAGTGCGGCGAGGGGCATTTTTTGTATCTTCAGACCTTGAGCGGAGTATACCAAGGATGTACTTTTGATTATTGTACAGGACAGGCTATACAAAATCGTTATGATATAGGTAAGACCGCTCCAGTGGCAACAAAGCCTACGACTATATTAGTAAAAGATTCTCACCTTTATAATTGCGGCGGGCATGAAGTAATATTCAAACATGGTGGAAAAGGAAGAGTTGATAATCAACCAGTGATTTACGAACCTGGAGAAAAGAACTTCAATCCTGGAGGCTCTTGGACATCTTACAATATTACTTTACAGAATCATGGTAGTACAGAGTTCCCTGCGAAGCATATTGTGGAAGATAGCACTCTTATTCAGAATGCTGATTATGTTTATATGTCTTCCTCGACGCCTGGGTACTCTAACTGGGATAGCATGAGCCCAGAAGCTAGAATAGCAGCAGCTAGTGAGCCAAACCGAGGAGGAAGAAAGTCTTGGAGGGGTTTACTAAGCGCAGTGAAGACTAGACCTTCTAGCCCTTTGCATGTTGTAAGGTTCCCAACAAGAACAGTTCCTACGTTTGGGGATTTGGCTACTATAAACCCAGGCCCGGAAGACCAGGAAACTGTAGTAGTTGAAGATACGGGGGATCTTTATTATTATACCGGAGGGGGACCTTATGAAATTATTGATGGGTTTCCTTCTTGGAAGCATTTCCCTGATGCAGAGTTTGGTTATACAAGGTCCCATGTAAAATTAGCTAATAATTTATTTTTCTTCATACAAGCTCATTCGAACCAAAATCAGATGAAGATACAACAAGCCAAGCTTCTTGAAATTAAACACAATTGTTTTATTTATGATAGGGGTGCAGGTAATGCTACTGGGGGTGCGTTTAATGGTGTGCGGAGTGATATTTCGTGCAAAATTGACGGCAATCCTGAAGATAAGCTTTGGGATGAAGACTTCAATCACCTATCAACTAGTAGTATTCAAATAAGTAACAATGTAGCCAGTGCGCGTAACGGGGCTACAGCAGGTATAAAATTCACAATTTATGATTCTCAGTTTTGGGATAATAAAAATAAGTATACTACAGATCCAAATAAACCCTTTAACTTGAATTCCACAAATGGACCATTTGCAATTTTAACCCCCAAAATAATAGGTCAAGAAAATGTAGGTCGAACTTGGGATATACAAAGAACCAAAATGAAATACTCTCCTCCAGGGTATGTTGTAGGAGGAGTGTTTACACCTACTAATGATTGGGAAGACGTAAATGTGGCGGACTCTGCTCAGCACAGAAAAAACTTAATTGAAGCTGCTTTAGAAAATGGCCGAGTAGAGAATGCTATAACAGCAGCGTTTATAAGAAATGAGTCCTGGGAGCAGTTCAAAAATTCTACCGATAGAGCGAATGAAACTTTTACAGCTTCTGGGGATGATGGGGTATTCTTTACTGATCGTCCGTATAATGTAAGCATTGATGGTGCTTATCCTACTGCTTCTACTGGTTCAGGTCCTAGGTTAGAACCTCCTTCTACTTTAAATCCTCCTCCTGCTATATCTGGGGAGTTTCCTCCGAATAATTCTACAGGAGTTTATACAGACATAACGGATCTTTCGTGGAACCCTAACGGTCTTACTGATACTTATGATGTGTACTTCGGCACCTCTACCTCTCCTCCTTTGGTAGGTGACGACCAAACAGCAACTACTTATGATCCTGGTACTTTAGCTACAAATACAACGTATTACTGGCGTGTAGATGGTGAAAATGTAAACGGAGTTACTGTTGGAACTGAGTTTAGTTTTACTACAGGAGGACCAGCACCTCCCGCTCCTGGACAGTCAACGAACCCCAACCCGGCATACGATGCAACGGATGTAGCAAGAAACCAAACGCTTACTTGGGACGCTCCAGCAGTAACTGGGAGTGAGGGTCCTGCTGAAAGATACGATATTTATTTCTCTAAAACTTCTGATTGGGACGGAAACAATCTTGTAAATTCAAACACAAGTATGCTTTCTTACACCCCTAGCACAATGCAATATCTTCAAGAGTATACTTGGCGTGTAGACGCTAAGAATATTTCTGGAACTACTACAGGTGTTGAATGGACATTTACAGTAGAAGACGCTCCTCCCCCTCCTGGAGTTCCTACTGATATTGTCCCTGCCAACGGAGCAACGCTAGTTGATATAAACCAATTGCTTAGTTGGACTGCTCCTGTCGAGTCTCCGGGGAATGGTCCTGTTGTAGACTATAAGGTATATCTTACCGATCAGCCTACTGGTCCCGTAGGAACCGATTCTATAGGCACTACCTCTAATACCTTCATCGACCCAGGCACCTTAGAGTATGATACACCTTACAGGTGGTCTGTTTTTGCCAGGGGTGTTCCTGATGCCAATGGTAACCCTCAAAGTACATCTACCGGGCCTAAGACTTTTAGAACAGCGGAGGCTCCAGGGCCCCCTGATGTGGTTACTGATAGACTACCCAGTGCTGGTTCCACTGATGTTGAAACTAATGTTACTCTTTCTTGGGTAGAGCCGACAACGGGAGGGCCTTTAGTAGACTATTCCCTTTACTTTGATACTGCCGCTAATTGGAATCCTAATGTAACTGGGCCTACAGAAATACTTCCTGCGGGAACAACGTCATGGAATCCTGGCTACCTATTAGAACAAGACACTCTTTATAGGTGGGCAATTATAAGTAGAGGGGTTATTGTAAACGGTGTTCGTCAAACAGCTAACCCAGGAAGCATAACCTTTAGAACTGAGACAATAGCCCCAGACCCGCCTGGAATTCCTGGAAACCTGACTCCCGCAGATGGAGAAATTGATGTTTCGATCAATCAAACTCTTTCTTGGTCTACCCCTACGGAAGGCCCTGTCGATGAGTATGATGTTTACTTCAAAGCACCTGGAGGGTTTCTTGAGCTAGTAACTACTACTACAGACTTATATTATGATCCTGGTACGCTACTTTATTATGGAACCTATTCTTGGAAGATTGTAGCTAGAGGTTCTGGAGGAGAAAGTGAGTCTAGTGTTCAGACGTTCCGAACGATCAGCCTCCCCGATCCCGGTGGTCCGTTAGGGTTACCCAGTGCTGTAAGTATAGGTAAGCCATCTAATACTACAGAAGCTCCTGTTTGGTCTGATCTTACTTGGTTAGCATCTAATAATACTTCTTCCTATGAAGTATTCCTAGACACTTCTGCTTCCCCTTCTACTTCTTTAGGGGTAACTGAGAGCACGTTCTTAGAATTAGATAACCTGGATTCTAATACTACTTACTATTGGCGTGTAGATTCTACAAACGTAAACGGTACAACTACTGGTAATGAGTTTACTTTTGCAACGGGTGACCAAGCCGTACCCGCCCCAGTAACATTAGGAATACCTAATGGGCCAGAAAAAACACTTACAAATCTTTCCCTTTCTTGGAGACCTGCTGAGGACGCTGAGTCTTATGATGTATACCTAGACGAAGTATCTCCTCCTAGTACTCTTTTAGGAAACGCTAAAACTACTTATATTGATGCTACTGATCTAAAGTACGGTACTACTTACTTTTGGGAAGCTGTAGCCAAAAACAAAGAAGGTGAGACTAGTGGAACTGAATTTTCGTTTTCCACGATAGGTTCCGCTCCTCCGGGGTCTGTTGTTTCTGGCGCTCCTGACGATACAACTAACGTTGAAATTAACACTCCTTTGTCTTGGTTAGCTGCTTCTGCTACTACAGACTATAAGGTATATCTGGACACTTCTTCTTCTCCTAGCAGTTTAGTAGGAACTACCAGTACTACTGTTTTAGAAATACAAGAGCTTGAATACTCTACTACTTATTATTGGCGCGTAGATACGGTAGGATTAGGAGGGTCTAATACTGGAACACAATTTTCTTTTACTACTAGAGATCCTGATCCTCCTGCGTCTGTTACTTTTGGCGTACCTAACGGTGTGTCTGGAGTAAACGTAGCTACTGATCTTGTTTGGGGAGCGTCTCCTTCAGCCACCACGTACAGAGTTTACCTTGATTCCTCTTCTCCGGCTACTACTTTAGTTGGAACTACTTCTAATACTTTTCTAGATGTTGATGATTTAGATCCTAGTACTACGTATAATTGGAGAGTAGACGCTGGCAACTTAGGAGGATATACTACTGGTAGTGGCTTTAGCTTTACTACTGAGGTACTTCCAGATGTGGTCACTGGAGGTGCTCCTAACTTACAATTCGATGTTCCTATTAATGGCACAGTTCTTCAGTGGATCGAGGCTTCTGAAGCAGAAGATTACCTCGTTTATTTTGGGATTAACCCAGAGGATTTGGATCTTGTAGGAATTACTAGTCAGACTCAGTTTCCTTTACAGCCTTTAAGGTATGGAACTACTTATTATTGGAAAGTTACTTCTAGAAACGGTGGAGGCACAACTGTTATGCCTTTTGAGTGGATGTTCCAAACAGAAAGTGAACCTATTATACCTGCCAAAGTAAACCGTAGAGATTTGCGCCGTAGAAACTTTGCTAAGGTTCTTCCCAAAGAAAGCTATTATGAGCGAACAGGACATAATGCTCCTGTTTCTTGGGACGTATCTACCTTAGAGAATAGTTACGTTAGTAGTTTAGGAGAGATGCCTTTAGGGTACGTAGCCAGTGCTGGTACATTCCACCCTGTAGTGGATCCTATCGTACCTTCTGGAGTATGGCACCACTGTGAAGGATTGAACTCCTCTAGTATCTTCTCTGGAGTATCTACCAGTGCTACGTTCCCTTATCGAGGTATCACTGAACTAGGTGAAGGCTCACAGTATGTTGACCGCTGCCAGACTCCAGATATCTACATTACTATGCATGAGCTTCTAGAGCTAAAGGCTAGGGATTATGCTAAAGAAATTATAGAAGCTTCGGCAGAGCAGTATGCTGATGAAGATTATTGGAAAGAGAACATAGTAAGCTTAGCTAACTCAGCTATTGACACTGGTTATGTTCTTAACAGCTTTAGTGAATACGAGAACTTTAGTTTTGGGCTTGGACTTCACAAGCTCTTCACGGCCTACAGTAAGTATTTCTTGAACCACGGAACTAGCCCTTACTTCTGGGATAAGACTGGGGGAAACGTCTTCGCTCATGTATTTGGCAAAGGTCTTTACAACTGTGATTTCAAAAATAAAGGAGCCGGATATGCGCTCCCAGACGGAAGAAGTTTCTTTGCTTCTAGTGTAGATTCTGGTTTATCTATAAACTCTGATACTGTTTGGTTAGAATCTAGTACAGAAAGAAACAATCTGATTTCTGATTCAGGCAGCGTGGGGGAAGTTCTTGAAAATCCTACTTGGATTACACTCAATCCCGCTACCTACGAAGAGGAAGAAGGAGTACTGCACGTACTTCCTGGAGCCAACTCTCCAATAGGGAGCCAGGATGCTACCTTACTACAAATATACACTGATAGTTTAAACCCTCCCGATCCTGGTGATCCACTTGGTTTTGCTCCTATGCATATAAGCCAGGAGTTTGATATTTCTCAAATTAGTAGACAAGGAAATCAGCAGCCGTTGCTTTTCTCTGTATACTTCAAAAAGGTTTTGGCGGAAAACACGGAAGCTAACGACCCAGAACTAAACCAATTCAAACTTCGTTGTGGGTTGGGAGTACCTGGAGACCCTTACAGAGAAGACGTTTCTGTGACATGGGATCAAGAAACAGGAGCCCTTGTTACCTTTACTGTTTCTGCTACGGAAGGTTCTTATAGTCTTGATAATGTTACTTCTGACGCAGAAGAAACGAATAACGGATGGTTTAGAGCTAAAGTACTGTTAGTAGACTTTAGTAATGATTCACCTAATGGGTATATAGAAATGACTCCTTATCCAAATGCATATGTAGAAGGTATGGCAGGAATATCTTACTCTACTATTTGGGGACCTCAATGTGTTGTTGGTCAAGAAGCACAACAAATAACACAAGGAGGAGGAACTTATGTGGCCTCAGGTAGCAACGAGGTTGTGGTGCCTCTTTTCGACACCTATATTTCAGGAAACCCGTATAATGCTGAATTCCGTAACTCTAGTATTCTTGATGGAGTAGGGTTTACAGACACTTCAGGCGCTCCTAGCACGAACGAGTTCAAGATTTTCCGTATAGACAAGTCCAAGAAAATTCCTGACCAAGAAAATTTCTTAATTGATAATACGTTTATTAAATCCAAATCCTTAGGAGGCTTCCCAAGAATGAGGTTTGAAGTAAGCGATAATGTAGGCAACTTTAACCGTTTTCCAAAAGACCATAAGTTCCGCATGGATGTTTCCGCTCTAATCGCTGATGAGAAAACAAAGTTCATTGGTGGCGGGCAGATGGGAGTATGGATCCATACTGAGCCCATTCAAGGGTACTTCTGGAGTTTCACTCCTAATGGTTGGACTCCAATGAAGACTACTGACGTAAGCCGAGAGCAGGTTATAGGTCAATGGTCGCATATCTACAACTTCGAGAGCAGAGAGTTAGTAGGTACGGGTAGCACTTGCCTGAACACTCTTATTCAGGCAGCTACTGGGGTGGATAATGTAAACTTTAATACCATTAAAGAAGAGTACTTCGATACTTTCTCTGTTGAGTTCGACACTAGGAACTGGACCAAGATGAATGGTAGTGAGTACCTTGATGTTATTCCTACTACAGAAGAATTCTATAAGGTAATGGAGCAGGTAAACCTGGACACCGCAAATTATGTTGTAGAAGTGTTTATGGTGCCTAACAATAACGTAGACAAGTACCTTGTTATTGATAACATAGAACTACATAACCTTACTATGAGGGATTGGGCAGGAATAGGTACTGGGCATGGAATAGAGACCTCTGGTACTCCACTTACTCCTTTCGTTTTTGAGAACAAGCTTCTTCTAAATAAACCTCAATTAGCAAGCGTTCTGAAGTTCTATAATGGTATGACTGGAAAAGCTGCTGGCGAGTATACAACAAACCTCAACTCTAGAGATGCTACTATAACTTCAGATATTCACGAAAGTAAAGGAGGCTCAAGGCTGAACTACCGCATATCTCCTGAGTGGGTGGATAATACTAAGGACGTTGATCACGGAAATTACGAAGAAGTGGAGTTCGATAACTAATGAGAGGAGAAGTTTCAATTTGGAAAAACGGTGAGGAAGTTTATCGTGAAGCTAACCTGCTTTGCGATGGAGCGGGAATCCTTATTGCCGATCTTATGACGGTATCTCCTTCTCTTAGTTTGGTAGAGGATCACGCTACTTCTAGTATATTAGATGCTTCTAACTACACCATACAGGCCATATCCTTTGGTACGGGTGAGGAAGCATTCCAGTCTAATGCTCACGCTATGACTGAGGATAAACAGGCCCAGCTTACTATAGCTTACGCAAAGTTTGGAGACGGAGATTTCAGTACTTCAAGCGTTCCGGCTATCGTAGACTTAGCTTCTGGAGGCAGTATGGAGGGCTCCTCATTTATCCCGCATGTTGGTTTGCCAGATGCTCCAAGCCCTATCCCTACGGTACTACAAACAGGCAACACGGCTCCTTCAGAAACGATAAATAAGGTTGACGTAAGTTCCGTTTTCCCAGGAAATGGGCAACTAACCAACTTCTTACCTAGTTCTATTCTTAGTGCTACTATGTCAGGAACCCTGCTTAGTGATCCTGAAGATGCTTATTATGCGGCGTCCTTACTTGGAGCTTTTCCAGAAGGCGCACCGAATCTCTCTGAGGTTATACTTAGGGAGAATGGGTCTAATATAGTAGAAGTATCTCCCGTATCGGGGTACTTCAATACAGCCTCTAGCATGGATGTTTCGGGTTTCGTAAATATGGTAATGTCCTCTGTGCCCTCAGATACATACTCAATGTCCAGTACTACAGAAGGATTATGTTTATCGGCTGCTCCTACATTCGCTGAGGACGGCATTGTAGAGTACTCTGTAACACTCGCTGCGGGAGATGTTCAGTTTGCTAATGCTTATGGCGGGATATTCCATCTGGGTCTATGGACAATAGATAGAGAAGCCTCTATTAGGAAGGGAAATACTCCTCCATATTCGTTTAGTGTGCTAAATAACCCTAGAGAATATAGGTTGTTTGCCCGTAAGGGTATAACAAAAAGCCTATCATATATTAGTGATGATGGTGCCTCGGCAGGAAACACTAACTACAGTGATCTAACTATCAAATGGAGGATCCATTTCGTATGAACTTTGTTGAAGATTTAAATATAAAAGGACACCTTACTATTTCCAAGCGAGATAAGCAGGGAGAGGAAGAGGTTGTTTTTGACGATCATAACATTATCGTGAGCGGCATGGGTGTTGGGCTATCCTATCTCTTCACCGCTTCTGGATCAGATACAGTTACTGATTATCAGATAGATCGAGTTCAAATTGGCGTGGGTGGTCCTCCTGCCCAGGTTACTGCTGGCATTAATGAGCTTTTGGATAGTCTTGCTACAGTCGATGAATATGGTACAGGCTCCAATCTAAACATCGAGGAGCGTGAACAGATAGTAGGGGGTGTTCTTTCTGATCCTAGGCCCTTCGCACTTATCCCAGCCTCTAAGTGGAGTAGGGTTGGTGACTCGTCAGTACGGTACACAATCGTTATTGACGAGGAAGCTTGTAATGACCTCACTCGATTGGGCTCTGCCGCAGCATTAAACGAGATTGGCCTTTTTATGAAGAACCCTACTGGCTATCAAGACGCCAGGCCCATCTTAGTAGCGTACAGGACCTTCAGTGACATAGTAAAAACGAGTGATTTCTCGTTAATCTTTAGGTGGACTATCAACTGGTAATAAGCAATGACATTTAACGAAACAGATATTTATACGGCCAGCGGTAGTGTCGCTTTGTTCAACCAGTGGACTCCCACTGTACATAAATTCTCGACCGACAGCTTTTACAATTGGGAGCAGGACAACCTCCCCCTCTACGACCTTGAGGAGCGTACATACCACCTATGGGAACAAAACGGCTTCTCTACCTCTGCTGGAGTTCCTGGTCTAGCTTTAAGTGTGTCTGCTGACGCTGATGCTGATGTTTTAGCTGCCAACAGGAACGTTTTTACTGACCTTAGTTCCTGCATCGCTGCTATCCCCAAGATCGTCCGCTTCCCTGTCCTTGTCGAGGTCGGCAGCATTGGGGATCTAGGTCCTTTAGAGCTTCACAACTTCCGTATAGAGGAACAAGGCTCAATTGAGATTATAAATAGGGGATTTTCTCGTAGTCTAGCGGCCTCTTCCTCAGTAAACCAAGCCGAGGCTCCTGCTGACGGCTTCCTTGCTAACGCTTCACACTCTTTAGTACGTAGCCTATCAGCTATGGACGTTAGTTCCACGCTAAGCGACACTAAATTAGTACATCTTGGCACGAATGTACTATCCTCTACGACTGACTCGCGTGTAACCAGCCTGTACTCCTGCCTTTACCCTAAAAGTAGTGATGTAAAATCGCCCCTTAGTGTGTCTTGGGATCTTCAACCCTCTGCAACAGCGAATGTCTTCTCTGTCTTACCTTACGAGCGTAGTGTTGGAGCAGAGGACACATCCATACCTTCTATGGACTTTAGTGCTTTGTCACAATCGACTGAGCTACCTATTACCCGTGTACCCATAGCTGCGGCACAAGAAGTAAATGGATGTGTTTACTTGAACCGCCTAAGCAAACTATCAGTAAAGAACTGTGATGGTCCTATCTACATTAGAAATTTCTTTGTGGATGGAGAGCGCATAAGGGAAACTGCTATAGATGTCCTAAACTCTGATGTAGTTCTTGAGAACTGCGCTGCGGTCAGGGCTACGTTCGGATTCAAAGTAAGCAACTCCCGTGCCGTACTTTCCAGGTCTGCATTTGCGTATAGAAACTATGGAATGTATGATGCTGCTACTCGTAAGAATAGCGGTGCTGGATTCCACTTCTTCAACTCAGAGATTACTTTAAGTGGTAACCCCATAGCTGGTTCCGCAGGAGTAGGAGACTCCTTAGCGACTAGAGAAGATACTGTATTCGTGGCATCTCGTAACTATGACGGGGTGGTACTTGACAACTCCCGTATAGTAGGAGGCTTAGAGAGAAGTTCAGCTACGAACTCAGCCACTCATAGTCTTTTTGCTTGTGAGCTAAACAACCACGCTGGAGTTTTGTTGCGTAACTCCTCTGCTGAAGTAAAGGGCCTTGTTGATTTGTATGGAAACAAAAAAGGAATCGTATCTACAAACTCTAATACCACCTTCCAGCAAATATGCCATCATGCTAATGAGGAAGTAGCTATTCACGCTAACAACTCTCAGTTTATGTTAGATACTAGTTCCAGCTTTACTAATGCTGGGCAATCCGATAGGGCCCAGGTAGAGTTTTCTGCTAACGGACAAGACTTAGTATTGAATAACCACTCAGAGTGGTCCTTCCAACGAAAAGATGATATTCCTGGAAGCTACGGCAATGCTCGCTTCTGGGATAATCATGGTCGAGTATCCTGGGAAGGAAGTGTAAAAGCTTCTTTGCCTTCTATTAGTTTAGAAGGTGGATCAAAAGCAGAAGTGCTCCATCCTTACTTCCGTCATACCTCCTCTGATATTACTCCTCTAAACCATCCTGTGTATGGTAGGGTAGTAAAGGTTACAGGAGGATCGGAAGCATCTATGTTTGGGTCTAGTAGAGGTTGTACTTTTGCCTATGGTCCTACTGGTTACATTCGTCAACGTCAGGTGGCTGGTTTTGTAGCACAAGATAACTCCACTATACAATTCCACGGCCCTACTGCCCTGTGCCAGTTTGGCGTAGATATACTAGCAGAAAATAACTCCGTTATAAATATAAAACCTGCGGACAGTAAGGGAGGAGGCATTGATGCCAGTGGTTTTGTGTTGAGCGACACTCTAAACCATACTTCTGTAGAACTTCATTCTACTCGATCTTGCGTTGTAGTGGATAAAAACTCTACGCTCAATGCTGAGGACTTAGGATCATTTTTCCTAAATTGGGCACGTACTTCAGAAGGCCAAGCTGTTTTAGATCAGGGAGTAGATTACCGTACAGATACAATAGACTCTAGTTCTTTGACTACGCACGGATGCCTTCAGTTCTGGCCCAACCCCCAAGAAGCCGATGTAATCTCTACTCAAAGTCTTGATGATTTAGGTTCAGCACCGTTCAGTCTTGCTGTTGGAGACTTTCCTGTGTTCGCAGGGTTTGATGGAATAAATAGATTCTTCATCAAAGCAGAGATACTAAACACTAGTTATGGGTATGGCAATAACGATGATCACCTTTCTTATGGAGGTACTTGTGTTCGTGCTGTAAATAACTCTACTATAAACGTAAACAATGTACACTTCCCTATTGGAGGTAATGGTTCTTTTTACGACGGTCCTTTTTACACTACTGACTCCGATGAGTGTGCTCGTTTTGGCATATGGAACATAGCAGATTCTTCAAGGATGCAGTCTTCTTACTTATCAGTAAGTGGGACGCATCCTATTAGCAGTCAGTATCATGGGCCCAGTGCCCTATGGTCTTCTTCTGTAGACGGAGTTTCTAATTCTGAAGCTCCTGGTTTCGGTGCCCCTAAATCCACACCAGACACAGGAAGTCTTTCGGTTCTAGACGCTTTTGGTGCGGGGTCTGGGGTGTGGTCAGTAGCAAACGGAACTAGTATAAACTCACAAGGAAGGTTTTACCCAGAGAATGCAGTAGTTACTTCTATCTCAGAAGATCTTGTTGATGCAGGAGTAGCAGTTAGTTCTACTACTGCCTATTATCATTGGGGCGCTCCTTCAGGTACTAGTCAGAACCGTGGTCCTTTTAGGATTTACTGGTCTCCTGGAGCTTCAGCAAGACTTCTACAAACGGATTCCAGTGGATTCTATACTGGAGGGTTTTCTGAGGTGTCTGCTGTAGTAGGACCTGCCTATCAATTAATATCTCAAAACTATTCTCTTTCTTCTGATTGTTCTGCGTTGGTTCCTGAAGGCGCTATCAACGCTAGTGGTGTGGCTCCTGAGCTTTTAAAGTGGTCAAGAGATACAGATGCTGATGGTATAGCGGATGCCTTATGGACTTCAGGTTATTATTATACTAATGAATTCTTAGAAGAGAACCCAACCCAAGTAATGCTAGATGAGTCGGCAGCAGACGTATTTGCTAATGCTAAGAATGCATCTATTGGAATGTCTAATAGGCCAAAGAAAGTAACTGTTTATAGGTCGCGTTTAGATTCGGAAAGCAATAGGGCTTCCGAAGCATATACAGGCGATTCATCAGATGCTGCTAGAGGGTTTAAGTCCGCTAGTGTATTTGATCTAAAGAGGGATAACTAATGTCAGAACGTATTTACAAGGACAGCAATTACAGGTTCTCAGAGCCTATTAGATTTTTCAAAGCAAACGATCCGTATTACTTTGAGGTAGACAACATTCCTCTAAAGCAAATACAAGAGAACTGCTTATGGTTACGAGACCAGCTACGTAACAATTCAGAGATACAGGGAGTAAAACGTCAAAACATTGATGAGTTACGTCCGTATGCTAATGGTGAGGATCGAACTGTAAAGGTAATGCCAGGACGATACACGGCTAGGATCAACGACGCAACTAAGCGTAATCCTTTGGCGTACCTAAAGAAGGTTTCTGGTATACTTATAGGGGATGTTGATGTTTGGTCAACAGCCACTCCTAACCAAGGTAATTTTGCTAATAATGTAATAACAGACGCAAACGCTCGTTTAGAAAATGAGTTAGAAAAATTCAAGAGTGCTTTGTCCCAAGACTCTTTAGCGATGAACGGTCTTACTGATCGTTCTTTCACTTGGCCTGTAGTCAACGCGGATACTCCTGTCAACCTAACTGGGGCGGATTACACAGGTAACGGCTACTCTGGCCCTTCAGACAATGTTCCTGGTGGAGGAGCGCAATATTCTCCTGCCCTTATACAACAGGCTCTTTTATGGGCTAAAAGCCAGAATTCATCAGCTTCAGAGTTTGCTTTAACTAGCTTTGAGTACACCAGTGTCAACCAAGGGTTCTCTAAACTTCCTCGTACTGAGGCTTACTTCGTCAAAGCTTGGAGGGGTATAGCACGTAACGCTATTGTAGACGTTCCTGAGGAGCTTTCTATTGAGGTTCCCCAGTTCTCTACATCAGACTTCCAATACATTGACGAGGATGGAGTAGAGCAGGACGTAGCAGGGGTAGAGAGCCGCATTGATATGGTGTTTATTTATTCTAAGCCTATTGATGCTGATTCTTCAGAAATTCTAACTCCTACGGGTAGGCAAACTATCAGTACGCCTACTTTAGGTATTGTACGGGGTGCTGGCATTAAGGTACGGTTTGACGAAACCAGCGACTACACTCGTCAGCATTTAGTTGACATGGGTGATGAGAACCGTATGGTTGCTTCTCCTGGAGATGCTGCTAATGAGAATATTGGTTTTACAGCGGGCTCTAATAACGACGTAGCTTTCGATGTACGGGGATCTTTTCCCGCCCCAGACGATCTTCTTAATGTTGCCCCTCTAATATCTGAGAGACTACAGGATGAAGCTATGGAATTAGTAGGACAAAGCATTCTTCCTGTAGCTTACGTTTGGGTACAGAATGGTACTCAGGTCGTCCTATCTACCGATGTTATTGATATTCGTCCTATGTTTCGTACTGCTGAATTAGCATACAACGAGCGTGCTGGTATTGCTGCGGCGTTCCCTCAACTTTCCTTAGCTAACCCTGCTGTAGGCAAGGCTCATTTAGATTATGAGATTAAGAAAGCACACGATTCTTTGAACGCCAGAGTATCTACTATAGAGAGTGAAGCAGGTGCTGGTCAGGCCATGAGTACTGTAGCCACTGGGTATGTGTTTGGTGGATATTTCTTTGGACCTGAATCAGCTATGTTTGATTTTTATAAGATTCAAAACGGTTTGGATAACGTAGCCAACAACGACTCCGATGAATACATTAAAAACTATATTCGTACCAAGTATGGGTTTGGTAACCAAAACATAAACGTAGACATTCCTAACTACCCTGACTGGGACAGAGCACAGTGGTGTATTGAACAAAACATAGACAACAAAGGAATGTATTGTAATGATTACATTAATACTTTTATGTCTCAACGGTATAACACTGATCCCGATTCTACTATCGTAGGAGGAAACATGTTAGGAGCAGTCACTGCTGCGGGTGAGAATTTATCTGGAGGCGTTCCTGAGAGAAAACGAAAGTTTGACAACGAAGGGAGAGGAGAAGTCGGCCAGTATTCCTCGGCTCACTTCCACTACATTTCTAAAAAAATAAAATTCAATCGAGCCCAAGCTGAATGGATGGTAGACTATAACATAGATATTGATTTTGTAAACTGTTTGCCTCAAGGCTATGTTGGGGATAACCAGTGGGATCAAAATCCTTTAACTTATACTGGTCATTGGGTAGAGAAAGGTTTTGATGAGTTTACTATTTATGTGGCCTTCACTGGGTCTCACCCTAACGCTGTAGGATCATCAACAATTAGTAGAATTCCTGCTCCTTACACCCGTACTAATGGAGTACAGGTTAGTGCTAGAGGAGACAGTAGGTTTTCTAGTTTCGCTGTCCCTGTAAGTGAGATGCTTTACTCCAATACTAACCCTATATCTAACGGAGAAGGAGTTGGTTATATCGGTAACCCTCGTATCGGGGTTTGTACTTACCCTACTATTTCTTGGAAGATGACTGCTATTCCTCTAAACGATAGAGAGTATTATTACCCTAACCTAAACACCACTAACCCTGTAATCAATATTAAAACCTGATGAGCGGTAACCAGTCCACGTTTGATTGCGGGGCCTTTCTGCCTGGGCGTGGTCCTTACAATTTTCCTGACTATAATCCTGGCGGGGGCGTTGGAGGACCCGGAGGTAACGGAGATCCTCAAGTCCCTCCTGGAGGTGCTCAACGACCCCCTACGGGAGGGGATGTCAAGAAGTGTGAGTGTAGAATTTACGATGTAGGTTCCCCAGAGTTTTTAGGGACAACACCTCCTGGTGGTAGTATTGCGGAGGAAAGAATAGGTAGAAAATTCTACAGAATTCCTTTATTTCAGAAATGTTTTGAGATTATCAATGGTCTTCCTCCTAACGATAATCAACAACAAATAGATACTCTTAGGACTGCTATAAGCAACAGACCTAAACACAGAGTAACGAGTACAAATGTTTTTCCTGGAGGAGAGCCTTGTGGGCCTCCTGGAGGACAATGTGATGGTCCGTGCTCTACCATATACATACATTACTTTGTAGATGATGAGAATGTCATCCCTGGTCCTACTACTCCTGGTCCTACTACTACTGGTCCTGGGAGTGGGTCTGATGATGTTTTTATGTGCAAGATAAACAACATCTCTGGTCCAGTAAAACAAGGAGGAAGTACTGGAGGACAAGAAAACTGGTTGTTAACAATGACTCAGGAATGTGTTCGTACAACCACTCCTGCGGAAGGAGCAGCAGTCGTAGCACATAACTCATCAAAGAAGCAGGAAGCGGAAAGCACTATAGCCGCATTTTTGATAGCGTACAATGTTCCTGGAAATTACATTCGTAGGGATCAAGGCGAGTCTGGTAAAGTATGTCAACCGGGGGTCGCTTGTGAAGAGATAACAATTAGGATAGCTTGGTTCCCTTTCACTAATTCAAACGAGCCTATAGGCCCTGTAGCTCCTCGCCCTATATCTTCAGGTCCTTCCACTCCTCCTGGCGGCGTAGGTTCTGATAAGAATTGTCGTTGTATTATTTCCGGTCCTCCTACAGTAACAACTATAGGTACGGAAACAGTAGGAGGTGAGGTGAGAACATATAGGACCGCTACTTTCCTCCAAGAATGTACTAATGTAGATAATATCGTCCCTCCTCCTCAAGGGAATAATAAAATAATACAGGATTTTATTTTTGCCTACAACACACCCAACACCGTATTTACAGATGTACCTTCTGCTAGGAAGTATGGAGGTAGGTGTAAAGACCCACAAGGAAACTGTACTGAGACTTGTGATTCTTATGTACTTTCTTTTTATGTAGTAAATGAAGGAGAAGGCGGTAATACCTCAACACCTATAAATGGTGGTACTATATTTAATGGTGTAGGTGATGTGGGTGAAGACCCTGATCCTGGTGGAGGAGTAACAGGTACAACTGCTCCTGGTGGTGTTTTCCTTCCTGGGACGGTGGGTGAAGATGAAGACCCTGACCCTCCTACTTTATTTCCAAAAGGACCAAATTCGTTGAATCCTTTCACAATCGTGCCTGATAGGGTTGGAGAAGGAGGAGTTACTTCTGCTAGTGTTAATGTAAATCTAGCGCAAAACAACCTTGTAGAAAGATTATTAAACAATAATCCTTATGGGTTGCAGGACCCAGAGATTGCCGTAGACTTTGTTGGACGTAGAACAGTATTAGTTTCTCGCGGTTATCGTGGCCCATCAGATATATGGGCAGATCAGATTGACTCCTCTGTTGATTACTTTTTGCGTAACCGTGCGGGTGATTGGGATTTCAGCATGGCTAACTCCCTAACTGCAAATAATATTAGAAGGTCTTTGAGTCCTGAGTCTAGAGAGGTTTTGGATTCTATAAGGACGTACTCAGGACAGCCCCTTAGCGATACGCAAATAATGTCTCTTATTGGAACCCGATTAATTAGAGGGGATATTAGTGAGATTACGCACAGCTTCCTTGCTGGACTACAGGCTGTTACCAAAAACAATAATGATGTTGCTCTAAAAACTAGTGGTAGTCAAGAAGCAAATGAATTAGCTGTAATACAAATGTTAGAGGCTTACTCTTTTCCTATGAACACTGAAAGTCAGGGGTGGTCTGTAGAAAAGATAAAGAACTATTCTGCATTAGCTACAGATGTAGACAGGCATCTTCTTGTTCGTTTATCAGACGAAGAAGAACCTAGAAAGGTTTACCTATCTGACTCTAATAAAGTTATTTCTAATGTAGATACGATCAGAGTACAAGACGGTAATTTTTTTAATATAAATGTCTCTGAGGAATTAGGAATAGAATCCAATACTATTAAATTGCCTACCTCAGGGGAGGAGGACCACGTTCTACTTGTTCCTGAAAGGGTTAGACAAAAGTCCCTTAGAGCTTTGGGTGGAAATCCTTTGAGGACTTTAGAGGTGTCTAGTTCTTGGTCTGAAGATTCCATTGAGACTGATCAAGACTTGCAGAACAGTAGGCAAACATACTATTTTCTTTCCGCCAACTTAGATACCATAAACACTAAACCTATCTATGGGTCTAGTAGGTTGCTTCATGAAACGGAAATAAATTATGAGTTTGTGGAAGTTACTAGCCAAGAAGATGTAGACTCCATCAATGAGTTTATAAAACACAAAATAGACAACGTAGTATATATGCTAAACGACAGTGATCTTATTTTTGATTACTTAGAGCAGGGTAAGGATATAAAATTACGTCAGCAGGATATTATTACCCGTGTCGCAAAGGGAAACAAAAGTAAATCCTTGCTCACCAGACAGATCCCTAGTTATATTTTATTAGTTCCTACTACTAGAGCAGACCTTTTAGTTTTCGATGAGACCTCTCACGTTGTAAGTTTGGAAAACGATACTATTGTTAGACAGCTTCAAGTAGATGTGAATATTTCTAAAACATTCTCCAATACCTACAATAATCAGTTTATTAAGCAGAGCACAGTAGGTAAGTATGGAACAGATGTTTATGGAAACCAAAATACTCAAGCAAGGATTAGTTTCTTAGAAAAAGATGATACCTTATATTCTGAAACCCATAGGGATTACTCAGACGGTAGGCTAAAACTAACTAGCGCACAGGAAGCAGAAGTATACAGAACCAAAACTGGAATTCGTATATTCAATGACATCGTACAAGAGTTGGACAATAACTACGGGCTAAATCTTAACGGATTAGGTAAAACCCTTACCGAGTTTGATGTATTCTCTAGATTCAATGCCCGTGAATGGTCACTTCTTGTGCGTACCGAGAACTGGGAGGAACTCAAACGTTCTTTTTATACAGGCTTGGTCAATGATGTAAGTATTACGGCGTCCTTGGATTCCTCAGACTCCCAAGTAGCTATCAGGAAGACTCATCTTATTCTAAGGAAGCCCCTTGCGGCAGAAGAAGACGCCTATCCTTCTATAAAGACTACTGCATCAGGGTACAAGATAACTCCACCCTCAAATACAGAGCCCGCAAAGCTTACTCGTATAGAGGAAAAACAGGAAAATAAATTCCCCCAAGGCTTCAATCACATAATCCCGTAACAAAAACCAAAACAAAAACACTAAATCTCTTTTATGAATCTACATATGAATAGAGATAAGAAAATATCTCCAAGAGGAACATTATTATGGATCACTTAAAATTATCAGACGAGCTTCGCTCAATGCTTATCGAGTCAGCCGCTTGGGCAAAGGCCGACATCACCCCCACCCGCCTAGACGAGTCTTCCAGCGAGGTTGCTGAAGAGATTGAAGAGACAGAAGAGGTTGTAGAAGAGTCTTCTGAAGAAGAAGCACACGCTTGCCCGCTTTGCTCTTCACAGCTTTCGGAGTCTATTGAGGAAGAAGCTATCCTTGATCACCTTAACATGGTTATGGGTCTTGTTGATCGACTTAGCCAAATGAACGAAGGTGATGAGGATATCGAAAGTGTTATCGCCAACACAGTCTCTGAGCTTCTTCTACAGAACGAAACTGAAGAGGAGTGATCATGGACAGCATCGGAAATTTTGCCGAGTCTTTAATCCTCAACCAAGTAGAAAATGTTCAATCCGGTAAGGCGCTTCCTCCTTCTATGGAGGAAGCTTCTGCTAAGGCTGGAGGATCTCCTGCTAAGGATATTCGTGGAATAAAGGTTCCTGTAGACATGATGAAGCAGATTCTTGGAGAGGCTTATACTCAAGAAGAGCCTACCTCTGAAGCACTTCCTGAATTAGTTTGGTCTGACCCTGAGGAACAGCCGGAGGTTGAAGAAAAGCCTGAGCCTGTAGCTCTTACTGAGGAGACTGCTTCCCAGCTTGTCCACCTTATGGAAGAACTAAAAGAGTTAGTTTGCGATCTTAAAGAGATGACCTCTTGCGGAAATCTTGGTGTGAACTTCTCAGGAACTACTCCTACGAAACGAAAAAGCAGTACTAAGAGAACTAAACGAAACGCCCTGAAGGAAGCATTACGTAAGAGGAAGTGATGAAGTTTATTGACGCAGTATATCAGATGAATGAGGGTGAAGAAAAACCTAAGAAGTCTGATGAGAATAAGAAAAAGGCATTCAAAGGCCGCGTCAAAAACTATGCTACTATATCTCAAGCTGTAAAGAAAGGGAGTCCTGGACAAATATTTTCTACGGGTCGCGCCGGAAGGTTATACGTTATCTCCAAGGGTAAATGGGGTGATAAGAGTGGCCGAGGCAACATTGCCAAAGGATTTACTCCAGGTAGTTCAACTCCTGGTTCTTCTTGGTCTTCTGTAAAGAAGCACGCAACTAGAACCCAACTTCGTTACGGTTCTGGAGGGTCTAAAAAGCTCGCTTCTAAATATGGTAGCCGTTCCATTAAAAAGAAGTACGGTGTAGGCGGAAAGGATGGCCGAGAAAAAGGAGAATGATATGCAGCAACTAATTCAAGACGTTTTTGTTATTGAGAATCTAGAGATTCTATCGGAAGGTAAAACCAACGGTAAGACTACTGTACGAGGCATTTTTGGTCGTACTGAAGAGACTAATGCTAACGGTCGTAAGTACCCTACCAGCGTAATGGAAGGACAATTAAAGAAGGTACAGCCGCTTATTTCTGAGCGGCGTCTTTGTGGAGAATTAGATCACCCTCAGAATGATACTGTAAAGCTTTCCAACGCTTCACACCTTATCACGAAGCTAGAACTAAAAGGGACTGAGCTTGTAGGTGAGGCTGAGATCCTGAACACCCCCGCTGGTCTTACTGCCAAGGCTCTTATAGAAGGAGGGGTAAAGATAGGTATTTCCTCACGCGGTATGGGCACACTTTCTGAGGATACTGACGGGAGTAAGGTAGTAAACGACGACTTCAAGCTAGTTACCTTCGACCTAGTAGCAGAGCCTTCAACTCGCGGAGCTTTTCCTGGCATGAATGAGTCTAAGGAATCTAGTTTCGTTTCTGATTCAGTTGGTAAACTTACCAAAGAGAAGAACTTTGTAACTCTTATAGAGGAAAAACTTCGTGAGAGCTATCGTCCTTGGATTGAAGAGAAGAAGTCCTCCAAGACTGTTAAGTGTGCTGACTGTAAGTCTGGTGATTGTTCTTGCCCCAAGACCAAGAAGGCCAAAGCCAAGCCTCTTAAGGGTAAGCAGACCGAGCTAGACAAGGACAAGGATGGAGACATCGACGGCAAGGACTTTGCTGCCATGCGTGGCGAGAGTGTCGTCAACCCCATCGTCCAGTTCGCAGCGGTCATCGCTGAAGGTATGGAACTCATCTCTGAGAAGAGCCTGATGCCTATCATCAACAAAGTAAACGATAAGCTCAAGAAGGCTAAGAAGTCTGCTTGGAAGCAGCACGGTGCCGACAAAGGTAGTGTAGGTTCCAAGCGAACTAACTCTGCTAACGGCGAGCCCGCCAAGACACCTAAGGAGATGAACGCCCAAGAGGACCGTCTCCGAGACAAGATGATCGACCGCGAAAAGAATAAAGGCTGATCGCATACATTATATAAAAAAATTCCTCATAAGGTATTTTACTCTAATAAATAACCCCAGACACTAGGAGAAATAGGTCATGAACAACATGAAAGATATTGCTGAACTGCTTCCTGAAGGACTAGACGAGTCCACTGTTGAAGCTATATTTCAGTTAGTCGATAAGACTATCAGCGAGCAGGTCGCAGAACAGACTAGTCTTTTAGAGGCTAAAGTTATTGCGTATGTTCGTACTAAAGTAGACACTCTTAAAGAGCACGCTATTGCCGAGCTTTGTGAAGAGAATGAAGTCTATCGAAATGCGCGTCTCTTTGAGTCGGTTCGTACATTAATGTCCTTAGAACTGACCCACGACGATGAGAACTCTGCTCTTTCTGATGTAACGTCCCAGCACGCTGAACTTCAGGAAGAGTTTGACGTTTTAAAGGACCAACTTACGTCCATCGTTGAAGAGAACCAGTGTCTACAGAACACCATCCGAGTTATGGATAGGAAGGTTTCTCTTGCTGAAGGCGTAGCCGCTGAAGCAGAAGCCGCAAAAACACAGCTTCTCGAAGAAGTTGAGAATCTTGAAGCCGCGAAGGACGATTTTTTCGTCTCTTCAGAGAAAGCGGTAGTTGTTTCCAAAGCGGATTTGGAAATCAGCGAAGATAGGAATTCTCGTAACAAAAAATCAAACGAGTTCCTTACAGATGAGGTCATGAAATTCATGCCCTTCAACTCCCAATCATAAGGATTGTAAACAATGGATATCATGCATCAGACCGATGAAAAGCTTGTCCAGAAGTGGGAGCCCGTCCTTGAGGGTATTGATCACGATTATACCCGTCGAGTTACTGCTCAACTTCTAGAAAACCAAGCTAAATCAATCGTCGAAGAGCGCATCTCCGAAAACGCTGTCAACGGAGCTACGACCACTACTGGTCAGCTTGGCACGTTTCAGAAATTCGCCTTCCCCCTCGTTCGTCGAGTTTACCCGAAGCTTCTAGCTAACTCTCTTGTCGGCGTTCAGCCGATGCAAGGCCCGGTTTCACAGGTCTTCTATCTAGGTAACAGTCGCGCCCGCAAAGGTGGCGATAGTGCTGCCGATGTTCAGACGGTATACAGCAAGTACAACCTCACCTACCGTGGGCTTACGTCCCAGTCTGTTGGCTCTCTTGAGTCTGGACAAGCTGCTGGTGTAGGTGGTACTTTCAATGACCCTGACGGCACTCAATTCGGTACTGCTGGTTCTGGTCTTGACGGTGATACTGCTCAGAGCGGCTTCGACGTTTCTAACGTCCTAGCTGGTTCCGGTACTGAAGTTGCTGGTGCTGGTGCTGCCTCTGGTACGTTCGGTGGTCAGATCGCTGCTTGGCCTAACGCCTCCAGCGTCATGGGTTACACCCTCTCAGCGGGTGAGCGTCTAACTGGTACGGGCATCCCTGAGATGACCTTCCACATCGAGCAGGAAGCGGTCGTCGCTAACACTCGTAAGATGCGTGCTCTCTGGACGCTTGAAGCGTCTCAGGACCTCAAGGCTTACCATAACCTTGACCTTGAGCGTGAACTCACTGATCTTCTTTCTAAGGAGCTTCAGCTTGAGATTGACCGCGAGCTTATCGAAGACCTTCGCATGATTGCTTATGGTCATCACCGCACCGCTGTTGGTGGTTCAGACCTTCGTGGTATGGACAACGACTACATCAGCATGGGCGATTTCCCTGGTATCAAGGATTCGGATTCCCGTGAGGACTTTGTTCCTGCTCAGTTCACCTACGACTTCGCTAGTGGCAACACTGAAGTAACGGGTCAGACTGACGTAAACTCAAACGTTTTCATTATCGACTTCTCCCAAGACAACCCGACGCTTTACCCGCGCCACGTTGGCGAGGTTTACTCAAACCTTCTTGCAGTAATCAACCTCGCTTCTCAGGACATTTACCGCACTACGATGCGTGGTCCTGGTAACTGGCTCCTTACCTCACCGCTTATGTGCTCACTTCTTGAGAGTGCTTCCAAGCTTGAGGGTGGTATCCAGTCCAGCGATGGTCCGACCAACATGGGTCGTAACAGCATCGAGTTCAAAGGTAAGTTTATGGGTCGCTACGACCTTTACGTTGATCCCATGTACCCGCAGGACGAAATTCTTGTCGGGTACAAAGGAAGCAACGCGATGGACGCGGGCCTTATTTACGCCCCGTACATTCCGCTCCAGCAACTCCCCACGATTGTTGACCCGGAGAGCTTCCAGCCGCGTAAGGGCATCCTTACCCGCTATGGTAAGGTTCAGATTGAGCCGAACAACCGCTTCTATAGGGTTGTCCGTGTCGTAGGACCTACTGCTAACTTCCTCTTCCAGCCGTTCTCACGTAACACTACCTTCAATGGTACTGAAACTACGGTCTGATAAAGAAGCCTAGATAAGTAATAAAGGGGCCAGAGGTATTTTTCTGCCTCTGGCCCTTTTTTCCTGTAACATCATGTATAAGTATAGAAGCAAATGTAGGTGGAACATGCTTCTCCATATAGATGGGGATGTAGTAGAGATTAGACCAGGGGAATACTTTGTATCTTCTGCCGTAGTAAAGTCTCGCTACTTAGAAATAATTAATAAACCGACTACCACCAGAAAAAGGAAGACAAAGAATGATAAAAGTTGACCCGAAACTTCTAGCTTATGGAGACACGTTCGGCACTTATGCTGGTCGTAACCTTGGGGATACTGACATCTACAGTACGGCTATAGATGGTTCTAAGTTAGGTAAGAATCTACTTGACGATACTGTCGAGCTTTGTTCCGAGTTTGAGCAATCGGCTAGGGACTTTGTTCTAGGTCGTCTTGGTCATCCTATAGTTAGAGTAGAACTAACTGATTTCCAGATCAAAACAGCAATTGACGAAGCTTTGTCGTTGCTTGATTACCATGCACCTTACTGGTGTACTCAGATGGCAGCGTTTGAAACGTCAGGAACCATCAACACTTACATGATACCTACTCACATAGCAAACAACCTTAGCTATGTGGTTTACAAAAAATCTCTACTAAGTATTCAAGCCCAAGCAGGTACGCTTGAGTATGATATGTTTTTAAAGTTCTTTTCTGACACCTTTGCTATGGGTAACTTTCAAGTAGCCGATTTTTATGTGCTTCAACAGCATTTAGAGATGACTAGGAAGGTGCTTAGCCAAGAAGGTAGTTGGGATTTGATAAACGGTAACGTACTTCAGGTTTATCCTCATCCTACTGGTTACGGTGAGGAAGTTATATTAGTCTACCGAGGTTTAGATTCTGGTACTATGCATCCTTTCTATAGGAATTGGATTCAACGATACACTCTGGCAGTTGCTAAGGGGATCCTTGGCGAGGTTAGAGGTAAATACTCTTCACTACCCTCTCCAGGAGGAGGGGCCAGCCTAAACGGCGATAGACTCATTCAGGACTCCACAGCAGAGAAGGAAGCCCTACGTGAGCAACTCCTTGATGAAATTGAGGAGCCCCCTGTATTCACACTATTCTAATTATGTCAAACAACAATCAAAACAATATCTCTGAAGGAGCACGGAGGGCTATGGGTCCTGACGGGCATCAGCCTGGAGACAGGCGTCACAGCACAGGTGGTGACCTTCGTGGAGGGAGGTCTAAGCCGGGAGCAAAACCGCCCGCCTCATACCAAGGACGCAGGGCTCGTCTTGCCGCCAAGAGGAAGGGCACCGCCAAGCCAGCGGCTGGTAAATACCAAGATGGTCCGAAGGGCGTCCTCCCCGACAGGGGNAAGGTCACGGTCGAGGGTTACCTTCGTCTTGGTCGCACCATTGCTGACGCTCTCCTTACGACTGAGAGCACTCGCACCACTGAGCGCGGAGAGAAGACCAAAGGAATGCCTCGCCCTGTCCAGCAGCCTAACTCTACTAGGACTAAGCCTGACATCAAGCAAAAGGTGCAAGCTGCTAAGAAGGTTGGACCGAAGCCGGGTCAGCTTCCTGAGGGTCTTTACCAAAAGATCGGTAGGGTTATCGCAGAGTCTCTTGGTCTTGTCTCTGAGGGGATCAAGCAGATGGATCCGGTTCCTCCTTATAAGAAACCCGGAGAACTAGCAAAGAAAGCGGCGGATGCAAGAGCAGCAGGTAGGGCACCAGCAAAATCTCCAGGATTACCTAAAAATCCCAGAGAAATTAAAAAGAAAAAAGGCGAGCGCCCCTGATATAAATGGCTAACAAGAACTACAAGGTAACGACTAAGCTACCCGCACTTCCTGACCTAGACGGTGAGGATAGTGCGCTTAGTCTATTTGATCAGGACAACCCTGACATGAACCTGTTCAACCTTGTAGATGATGAGATGATCCGTCTAGCTGGGTCTAAGTTTTACCTGTATAAGTTCTTCGACTCAGAGGATTACGACGAGGTATACATGGAGCAAAGGAACAAGATGGTGTCACGCACGCCTATTACTGTTCACGGACACTACGATCCTATCTCTATGTCAGAGGAGCTTACTCAGTTTGGTATTCAGCTAGAGAACGATCAGCTATTTACGTTTAACAAAAGTTATATCGAGACTAAGCTCGGTAGGTCAGTCATTCCTGGTGATGTAATCAAGCCTATGTTTCAAGAGCAGAAGTATGAGATCTTCGAGGTGGTTGAAGATAGCTTTGAATCGTATGGAGTATATCATTTAGTATGCTCTGCCAAGATCCTCCGGGATAACGAAGAAACTCAAGATATGCCTCTTACAAAAGTAAGCGATGAACTTGGTGGATATGCTGGAGATATAGAGGAACTATAATAGTTGGGTACTATATAATACCCTTAAGCACTAAAAGTTTATTAAAAATACTTAGGAGAATAAAATGCACGCACTAATCATAACAGCTACTCCGGGAGGAGGGCTTACTTACCAAGATAACGACATTATTCAAGTCTTAGACGGCCATGTCAATCCGGGATCTTCCGTAACGCCAGCAGAGAGTGGATTTAGTTTTTGTTACATTTCAGACAAAGATCACGATGACCCTGATGTTGTTGCTTTGATGCAACCTTTAGAGGATAACACTGACCCAGAAAATCCTATCTATCTTGCGAAGCGTAGGTATGCTTTGCCTTTAGTTGGACCAGAATTTCAAACTTGGGTTGAGGAAGATGATGCGGCTTCCGCAGGGATAGAAAAAACCTGGGCTGAAGTACAAGCTTTATTAGTAGACAAAGAGGGCTAATCCTTGACTACGATAATTACAAGGACTATCGGTGCTACTGGTAGGGATTATGCAACCTTTTTGGCTGCTGAAGCTGATGTGGCAAACATCGCTACATCTGCTATCGGAGGCACTGACCTTGTATCTAATGACGGCGCTATTGTATTTGAGGCTGATGCGGGTACTTATGACGAAACAGCTAGGGTCGTTATTGCGAGCACCCTTACAACAGACGCGACACGCAACGTAACCTACACCTGTGCCCCTGGTGCTTATCATGGGGGAGAAAGCGGAGCGGGCGTGGTAGTCAGGCACGCGGACGCCACTTTCATAGTCGAGGACGCCCACACTGTACTCGATGGTATTGAAGTCGTAGGTACTGCAACTACCTCAACCTCTGTTATCTGGGTACATGGTTATGGTTACAATGGGTCGCAGCTCCGAAACTTGATCGTTTGGTCTGGTAACTCCCTATCAGATTCAACCAACGGTATCTTCGGAGCCATCCGCCAGAACAACCCCATCGCCTCGTACACGCCAACTACGCCGATGGTGATCGAGAACACGGTGTTCAACAGCACAACCTTCGGCATTACGGCAAGAAGTACCGCGTCGGACAACGGCTACGATGTGGTTATCCGAAACTGTGTTGCGGTGGGCTCACTCAGATTCCTGACGGATGCGGGGGATGTGAGCGTCCCAACAGGAGGGGCATCTAAAAGCGTTGCGTTGCACAACAACCTCGACAATAGCCAGCACGGCCTTCTTGTAGCCGCTAACACTGGTGTGACGGGCACAGCCACCAACGTGTTCAACGACAGCACCCTGCCCTCAGCGCTGCGGGCCGGAAGCCAACTGTGGCAGTTCACCACGAACACCGCAGCGACCTCCACAGGCTCTCAGGTGGTCTGGGATGATGCCACAGGAGTCTTGGTCAATGTGTCTGGTAACGATGC